ACCGGACTTCGATAACCTTACTTGCAAATAACCTTTTCCGCTTACAGTTGGTTTTAGCAACTTGGGTTTTCCTGTCCTCCCATAATTGAGGCTTTTTACATTACCATAATTGGATATTTGGTAATTCTCAAAACCGGGTATATCTTTCCAAACTTCCATATCTTTTTTTTGCAAAGGTACCAAATGTTTTTCGATTGCAAGTTATTTGCACGGAATTTCCATTTTAAGAGGCTTTATTGTCTTATCCGATACTTTGTATATCTCGGCGGTTATCTTTTAACCACGGGGCAAATTTACGGCTTTTTCGCCGCATTGCCAGCCGTTTGTTCTCTCTCACATATAAACGGCAAAACCCCGGCTTTGTTTCCGGGGCTGATTGCCTAATTGCTTATGCCTATTTCGTACCTACCATTTGAGCAACAACCGGACGGGCGGGTTGCTCCGTGTAATTCTCGGCGGGGGTTCCTTTTGGTTCAAATTCCCGTTTAAAATCCTTTTCCGGGCGTGCGGTAAATCGTCCGTTCAATTCCCGGATAATGTACCAACTTTCCGGCACGTCAACGAATATGCCGTTGCCATCGGGAAAAGAAAACATTGCTTTGCCGTCCAAGGTGCGGGGCGTCGTAACCGTTCCGCCTCCGGTAAATCTCAAAACGTCGTCCACATTGTCCCGTCTGAATTGGATTGCGTCAACCTCTAACAAGGTGCGACAATACCGGGTTCCCGCCGTGGCGTCCGGGTCGGTTAATCGGGTGCGCATTTCCTCCGGGTATTCCTCCGGGTCGTACTTCATATAAACCGACTGCATACCATCGTCATAAAAGAACTCAATAAGACGGTCGCCCAATCGTCCCCGGATTGCCTGTTTTAACGCCTCAATCCTTTGTCCCTCGGCTTTATCGTTTCCCTCGCTTCCATTTTGCGCCCAACTCAAACGTATTGAAGTATCGGACGCCGTAACCTCAATTTCTTGTTTTGTTATGTCCTCAATCATTGCGCACATATCGCAATCAAAGGGGCTTAATACTTGCTTATTCATTGCTATTTTTTTTAATTGTTCTTACTGCGTTACTCTTTGGATATGCCAACCGCCAAAAAATCGTTTTTCGGTCGGTTCTGTTGTACTTATCGCAAGTGCGTCCGTTGCAAACGTCCCGGTCTATCTTGCAACGGACGCACCGTTGGCAAAACAGGGTTCCGGGGTCGTCTGCTAACCTTTGGGCGGCTTTCGTCCATAACTCGGCAATAATAACCATGCCTTTGTAAATGGCACGTTCGCCGGGCTTGTACTCCCTTTTCGGGTCGAATATTTCGGGTTGCTTTACTCTCATTCTTTGCCCGCTTCGTTTACATAGTCAAACAATGCGTCCAAATCTTCCTTTGCGCCTTTTACGCAAATTCGTACCCTATCGCCGCCCGCTAATGCGGTTTCGACAATCTCGCAATTATACCGGGGGGCGTTTATCTGTATCATTGCCGCCGTGGTATTCGTTACAAACTCGTTTCTTTCTTCCATGCTCTCGGTTTTTTGTAGTAAATAAAATGTTTCCGTTGGTTCGTTCTCGCTTTGACACGCCCCCAACAAAAGCGTTGCCAAAGATAACAATAAAATCTTTGCTTTCATCGTTTTACCTTTCTTTTAATCCATATAAACCGTATGCCAATGCCGAAAAACAATATTTTCGCCTCAATATCAACATAACGGTCGTAACCGTTTACTGCATCAATGGATACCCCAAATTGCCAACTATGATATTGCCAATACTCACGGGCGTAAACATAGACGCCGACCCGCCCAACGTGTATGCCTGTTTGGACGGTGTGTTTGTCCTTACTCATTGTGTGCCTCCTTTCTTGCTAATTCATAACCCTTTTTATCCATTACCATTGCCACGGGGTACGGCAATATACAATCTTTGGTATATACGAGATTATAGATACCCAATTGCCCCTTAATTGGAAACTCAACAACCCGGCGGGGGTTGCGCATCAACCACCCGTACCCCTTTGTTATTTTCGCCCTCTTTTCCTTTGGAATCCGGGTGTTTTCCCAATCCTCCGGCGTAAACTCTTTTATCGGCTTTACGTCGTACAACTCAACCAATCCCAAAGTAACGCCGCTTTCCATTCCCGGATAAACCGGGGACGCTGCGGAACATATCAGCACGTCGCCACGGTATGACGTGTTTTTGCTCCGAACTTCAATTGTCTTTTTCCCGTAAACAATACCGTTTTCGTCCTTGTACGCCTCCGTTACCAAATCATTTGCGTATGGCTGTTTTACGGTCAACGCACGCCAACGGTCGTGCTTTTCCGGGTTGTAATCCTTATTGCTGTACTGCATATTTACTTTTTATTTTCGGGTTCCTCGGTTTCGTCGTCGGGTTCCGGGTAATGGATAAATCCAATTTGCCGGACGTTTTGGATTGGCTCGTAAATGATAACGACAACATCGCCGTCCGTCCTTACTCCGACCAATCGGCAATCGGCGGGAACCTCAACCCGTATTTCACTTTTCATTGTTAAACAAATCCCAATTAACAGGGACACAATACCCCGGCAATTCTCCCCGGTCAATCCCCAACGGATTAACAATACTATCTTTCCAATAGATACGGGGTTGTTCCGGGCGTCCCTCCCAATGTTCCGTAATTGTGTCGTAAATCAATCGTATTTCCCGTTTCGGATATTTGCCGCCGCTCTGCAACCCGATTTTATACAGGTCAACGAACGGATACGACAATTTGATTATCCCAATTGCCCGGTCGTACATTCCCGGCGGGATTGGCTCCACGCTTGCAAAGGTGCGGAACCCGTGGCGTTTTGCCCGTGCCAACACATTAACCCGCATCATATTTGGGTCGGCGTTCGGCTCCAATTCGTCGCAACCTGTCAACGTTGCGCCCAAAGCGATACGGGACACGTCCCAACCCTCGGACGCCTCGGCAAAATCAATGAAGCGGTTCAACCCCTCGGCGCATTTGCTCAATATCTTAACCGGGACGCCGTGGCGTTGGCATACGCCGACCGCTTGACGGGTCAACCGTTCCGTTTCCGGCAACAACGGGTCGGTCGTGAACGAAAAGAATAACCCCGTTTTCTGCAATTTCTCCTTATGCGCCAACAATTCGTTTTTGAAAATATCCAAAGCGTATGGATATTCCCGCAACGTCTTTTTCAACTCCGGGCGACTGCCTCCCAATACCTTTGCGCCACGACCTTTGCGCAAATAACAGTAAGTACAACCGTTGGAACAACCGACAAAGAAATTGGCGGCGTTCTCGGCGTATTCCCCGGCTTTACCTTTTGGGCTGTAAATAACCCGTCCGTTTATCGCTCCCATATCGTCAACGGCTTAAAATGGTAAATCGTCGTTTCCGTCGGGGGCGGGTGCATCCGGCACGGGCGGCGGCGGTACTTGCGCCCCGGCTCCGGTCGCTTTCGGGGTCAACATTTCCATATCGGTTGCGACTATCTCGGTAACATACCGTTTGACGCCTTGCGCATCGTCATAACTCCGGGTTCTCAATTCGCCCTCAATATACAGTTTGTCGCCCTTTTTGACGTACTGATTGGCGACCTTTGCCAACCCGTTTTGCAATACGACGTTATGCCATTCGGTACGCTCCGGGATTTGCCGCCCGTCCTTTGTGGTATAACCTCGTTTCGTGGTTGCCAACGAAAAGGTCGCCACGCAACCCCCGTTGTCGAACTCCTTAAAATCCGGGGATTTCCCGGTATGTCCCATCAAAATAACCTTGTTTACACTCATACAAAAAACGCTTTAATTATCCAAACAATGATACTATACAACGCCCACATATAAGACGCAACCGTCAACGTCACGAACGTGTATAACGCAATTTTATATCCGGTTTTTGATTTTATTTTCATGTCACTTGAATTTTACGCAATCTAACAAGTATTGTTTCTTATTGTCCGACCATCCGGCGGCATGGTTTATCGCTTTTCGGTCGTCGTCGTGTACGAACTCACAAACATAACCGCCGAAGCTTGATTTTTGAACTAATCGAACCAATTTACCAACAATGAAAGAACGCAATTTGTAATACCCGGAATTTTCCCCAACAAACAAAACCCGTCTTTCTGCATTTATTTCGGGCGGATTTTCGATTTGCGGGCGTTTCTCCCTTTCCGAATATGTTTGTACCCGTCTGAAATCATTTTTGATTGAACGGCGGGAAATTGCCCCGTAATCGGGTTGCCTCTTTTTGATTCTCATTTTTTATATCTCCATTTATAACCCTTATGCAAATTTCCTTTCCCTTTACATACCTTACAAATTGCCGTTGCCGAAAAATTGCCTTTTCGGGCGGCTTCTTGTATGCTAACAAATACATTTACAACAATACCGTTTTTTATTTGCTCAACCGCTTTTTCGTGGTGCGGTTTCGCTTTTTTTCCAATCCATTTAGATTTTGTTATTGGGTTATTCTGATTTTCTTTAACCGTAACCCAACGCAAATTATCTGCATGGTTATTGGCTCGGTCGCCGTCGATATGGTCGATACATGGTTTGTTGTCCGGGTTCGGAATGAAAGCCGCCGCAACTAATCTATGAACACGGAACATTTTCCCGGTTCCATTTTTCCATAAACTAATTATTTTATATCCTTTCAAATATCCGCCTTTCATTAGAAACGCATCCTTTTTTAAGGAACGAACATTGCCATAATTAGAAATTTGATAATGTCCTTTGTAACCCTCAATATCTTTCCAAATTTGCATACTCATTTTTCATTAATTCAATCATTCTCATATTGCCGGAATATATACGCATTTTCGTTTTATCCCCATTCTCCCAACATGAATGATGTTCAAAACATAGTATATTTATATTTCTTGCATCATGCGCCATTTCGGGAAACGCTCCACGGGTCAATATATGCGAACAATAAACGGCGGAATAATTCCGTAACGGCTTTAAACATTCCTCGCATCTGTGCGGCTTATGCTCCCAAACCCACCGGAAAAACCGTTCGTTTGCCTGTGGGATATTCCCACGACCAAAAACGCAATGTCCGAACAATTCCCGTTGTATTTCGACCCGCAAACGAATATCCATTGTAAACCGCTTGTAATCCAATAGGGGGCAAAACCCCCTATCGGTTACAAATTGGTATTCCTCCCGGTCTGTTAGCAATATCGGCTCCATACGTTACATATCCGCCGTTTCGTCCTCTGTGTCGTCCTCGTTAGCCGGGTCGCCTACCTCCGGGAACAATCCGTCCTCCTTTTCCGGTTCTGCGACCATACCCGGTGCGGGTTCGCCGTCAGGCCCCGAACAACTCCAATTGCGCCTTTTTGCCTTTGAACAAAAATGCGTAAACCTCGTTTTCAATGTCGCAAATAATTTCTTCCAATTCTTCCTCAAAACCGAACGTTTCGGTATTGAATTTCATACGGGGCGAATTTATCGCCGTCTTTTGGTTATTGGATACCGTAAACAACCCCGTAAGGACGCAACCGACGTTATCATCTTGACCGGAAAGGGCTACGCCCCGAACCTCAATGTTTTTCAACATTTCGTCCGCAAAGTTACGGGCGGCGTCTTTCTGCTTTTGGTTGGCTTTCATATCCGGCGTATCCATAAGGGACAAAAACGACGTGATATTGAAAATACGCCCCATAATTGGGCGCAACCTGTCAAAGCAATTGCGCAAATCCGGGTGTATGTCCTTTGCGCTTTCGACGTGGTATTTGTTCGTGTAACTCTCATTACCGACGGTTTCGGTAACTTCATAATGCACGTCCAATCCGCCGTCCTTTAACGTCTTGACTTTCGACAATGCAAACGCCTTTTCGGTCGGTATCGGCATTACGTTTGCGGCTTCTTTTTTCTCGCTCATTTTTTGATAATTTATTTGTTGCCGGGAACCCGCCCGGCTCGGTTTTTATAATAATCCTTTCAATATATGCTTTACGGTTTCAACATTCCAACCGTCGCCGATTAAGTCCGCCGCTTCTTGATAGGTTACGCAACTTGTATATCCAACGGGTATGGTTTGCAACCGTTCTAATTCTGTTTGCGTAAATAATCGCACCGAATTTGGATTGCCTTTTTCCTCAAAAACGACCGTAAGAAATCCTTTTTTTGAACGATTAAGGCACATTTTTATAAATGATTCTTTATTTGAACTTTGAACGCTTCCAGCATAATTACGGACTATACAAACGCTTTTTTTTCGGTCGGTATATCCACTTTCTAAAATGCTTTGTAACTCAATTCCTTTGTCCTTAATATTCAAATCAACATCTAAATTAGTCCAATAATAACGCTTGCGCAATTGTGCTGAAAACAATGCTGAATTTATAAAAATACCCGTTACGCCCAATAATTCGTCAATTGTGTTTTTTTCCTCAACCCTCATTGACGCTACATTTTCTAACATAAAATTACGGGGCGTCGTTTCCTCTTTAATCCTTAACCATTCATGAAATAAAGAACTTTTTTCCCCTTTCAACCCCTTACGGTTTCGCATTAAAACGCTTAAATCTTGACACGGCGAACCGCCAATTAACAAATCAATTTTCCCAACCTCAAACAAACCGTTAGCGGTCGTCAATATGCCATCCTTATAACTTACTTTGCGAACGTCCCCAATTTGTATTGTTTGTGGGAAATTATATTGCGTACATTTAATTGCGTGCGGTTTAATTTCTGCCGCAAAATACTTTTCAATTTTAATTCCCAACTGATTGAGTGCTATTTGTCCGCAACTCATTCCATCAAATAAACTTAATACTACCATATTAAAATTCGCTTTCGTTTTACAAATCTTCCTCAACGTATCGTTTTAACTCGGCTTGGAACAATTCCCGTTCCTCGGCTTCCGTTGCAATCAATTCGTCGTACAAATCTTGGTCGAATATCTCGTTAATCGCATCGTCCAACAAAGCAATCAATTTTTCCGGCTTAACGGCGTCTAATTCGACCTGTCCCAATCCGTCCCAATTTGCCGTCCGGCTGTCTGTTTCCTTTGCCGGGGCGGGCGGCAATCCCCATTCGATAACCTGTTGTTCCATTAGGGCAATACGGCGTATTTCAACCCCGTAAACCCCGAATTTCTCCAAATTCTCGCCAATTGACCGGGGTATATCTTCCCCGGACGGGTCGTAATCTCCGAAATACAGGATTATAGGTTGTTTCCCGTTGCTTATGGCGTCCCGCATACGCTCGGACAATTCATATAAGAACGTCAACGACGGATACCCTTTGCAAGCACCAACCGCAATGCCCCATTTGGCGCACGGTTTCGCAAAAACGCCCTCCAATGCTTTCTTTTCAATAAGGATTTCGGGATAATAGGGTTGATTTTCCCAACGGTTTTTCCCATACGAACGCATCCACGCCCGAACCTGTTGTTTTGCTTCGTCCTGTTTGTCCTCCAAATTGGTTGGCTCGGCGTGGGTATAACCACACATTGCCCTATCTCGGTCGCTGAACGCCTCAAAATCAACCCGACCGTCCCACCGGGCGACCTCCATTGCGGCGACGACACGTTTGTAATGTTGCAACGTGTTCGTCATGCCGATACTAACCAATTGATAATGCAACGCACGGATTGTTAAAACTCCGGGTTCGTATCGGCTTAAAATCTCAACGGAATTTTCAATTATCCAATCCCTTGTAAATTCGTCTTTTGTTCGCTTTGCCATTTCAAAAGTCGTTTTCGTTCAACAATTCCAGTGTCTTACTATTCGACGGAACCGCCGGGCGTTCCGGTTCCGGGACGGGTTCCCCGGTTCCGATTGGTTCCGTTACCGGGTTGGGGTCGTGGAACTCAATATTGCGCCCGCCTTTGGGCTTTTCCGGCTCAAATTGGGCTTTGAGTTGTTCCGCCGGGTATTCCTTTTGCACTAACTCAATAATCCCCAAATTAACCAATTCCGGGACGCAACGGCGCAACGCCCGTATGTCCTCTAATGCGTCATGCGCCGGGAATGTTTCGCCGGGGAATAACTTACTATATAATTCCTCTAATTTGGGATATTTTCCCGGTCGCCCGTTTGAATACAATGCGCCGACAAACTTAATTGTTTTCATCATTGTATCAATGCGTTTACCCTTATGTAATGCGTCCTCAACATGTGCGTCGTAATATTCCCGTCCACAATAGCGCAAAACGTTTGCTTTTAACATTGAACTATCAAAGTAAATGTTGTGCGCACATACAAGCGGGGCGGCGTTGGCATCCGCTAAAAATTCGTCCACAACCTCGGCAAACGGCACGCCCTCGGCAATTGCCCGTTCGGTTGTTATACCATGAATTGCGGTTGTTTCCGGGGGTATCTCGTAATTATCGGGTTTGATAATATAACTTTTTTCCTTATCGCCCAACGACCACGCCAATTGGACGACGTGCGGGAATTGCTCAAAATCCGCATCCCATTTCAAACCCTTTGCCGGAACCCCGGTTGTTTCACAATCAAAGAAACAAACATCTTTCAAATCAAATTTTTGCATAACCTTAAATATTAAATCGTTAATTACTGTTTTCGCTCTCATTGCGGTATTTATCCCGCTTTTTTTCCAATTCCAAAACGTCCCGGTTTTCGTCTATATACTTTTGGACGTCCCGGTTACAAAACGGTTTTCCGTCCAACCAAAGCAAATGCCAATACGGTACGTTTTCCATCGGTTGCCCCTTAAATTTACCTTGCGGCATCGGGGATTTGTCGTTTAATTCCATACTAAAAAAGTCTTTTTTGCCCGTCCTCGTTGGGGGTTTGTTCAACATATTTTGCCCGTGTAATCCAAA